CTTATCAAACATTTGACCCAAGGATAGGCGAATTACGAATAGCAAATATTATTTAGCAAAGTATTAATATTTTATTATATATATTATAATAAATTATACAATAAAGTATATATAGTAGTTTAGCAACGACACATATAAACAAATACAACAACTAAAAACACAAACATGTCTTGGGGAACTTGCTACGCGGGTTCAAATAATATCCACTTCAATTTTCCACCTATTATGGACGACGGCAGGAACTATGCGACCTGGCAACCTGGCGCAGTCATAAATGAAAAAATCCGCGAAAATAATGATATTAAGTCGAACTGGGATTACCGAACCTTTTTGCAAAACAACGCAGTCAAGATAATGCAGACGAATTCTATAGCTGCATGCAATAACTGCGGATCATGTCCACCTGTTTATGTTGGTAGCCAAAATCCGGTTTCACAACCAAATGTGCCATTTGTTTTTGCATCCGCTTTAGATAATAGCCAGCCTTTTGGATATGAAACAAGCGACCTGAAAAATATGTATCTTTCGCGCAACGAATTGCAGAGCCGAATGAGCGCACCTCATATTTCTCAGGCGCAAATGTTGATGAAAGGTTTAGCGCGTTCGAATTAAGAAAGGGAGTGGTGTTAGAATTTTAGTCTTATATTATCTTATTTTTTAAAGAATAAGATAACATAATATCTAGTAATAATATATAGTAATATAGTAATTTTTAAACAAGTATAAACTAAAATGGCAACAAGACGTAGAAGTGTAAAACATACACGACGTCGACGTCGTAATTCAAAATTAAGTAGACATAAACAAATTTACATAAAAAAAAATAAAAAAATTAGTGAAAGAAAAAATAAAAAAAGAAGAATAAATAAACTAACACATAAAGTTGGATATTTATACCATATAGGAGGTGCTAAAGGTATAAATGACCCAATGGATGATATGACTATTGATGAAGTTGAGAGTTTTTTAGATACAAGTAGTTTAGTTCCTGAAGGACAAAGTTCACAAGAAATGCTAGATGGTATTATTGAAGATGTAAATGAGGAGAGACGTGAACAAGGACTTGCCAGTCTTGTTCGCCCTACAAAATTATCATTATTCGGTAAACTTTTTGAATACATTTTTGCTCGTAAAGAGTTGCATCTTGATGGTAAAGATTATAGTGATTTTGTTAACACAAAAGGTGATGAAAAATATGATGTTCATGTAAAATATACACAAGGAAAATCGGTTCCACAAGTGTATAAAAATTGTTTTTTAAGTTTAAAAACTAAAAAAATATTAAGTCAAACAAGTGTTGCTTTTGCTGGTTATGTAGAAACAGGTAAAGCCATGGTATTATTAGACTCTTTAAAAGATGTATTATTAAAAAAACATGGACAAGCTAAATTTAAAATGGTTGTAGAAAGTTACTATCCAGTAGAATTAGAAAGAAAAGTAGTTGCAATAAGAGGAATACATCGTCATGTTTATAACATTACAGATAGTATAGGAATTATTTTGGGACGTTATAATTCAAAAGAAGAAATACAAAAGTTGTTAGATAAGGCAAAAGAATTTACACAAGAAGGACAAGAAATACTTGATAGTAGAGTTTATACTCTTGACGTTCGAGGTCGTTTATTAGATCAATTAAAAGAAAAGGTAAATAGGTTTAATGAAGAAATAAGTAGAAATTTGGGTAGAGATTCGGATGGATGTTTAGTAAGAGTTGATATAAAAGAGTCTAAAGAATGTAGAACGTTTGTCCATAGTACTGATCCTAGAGTAAGAACAAAAATACCACAATATAGAGTTGCCTCATCACTAGATGTAGGAAGATTAGAATACAATAATGTAGATCCCGGGAGCCCTATACTTACAACTAGTCCACGACGTTCTGAGTCAAAAAAACAACTACTACCTCTTCAGAAAGGCTGGAGTGAAGCATTAAGTCACGAACCCATTGGACGTTCTGGAAGAAGTGCTGAAGAAACAGAAAGATTGTTAGAAAGATTTTACTCAAGTCCAAGTCGATTAGTAAGTGATAGAAGCGAAAGACCTTCAGAAAGAACAGAATCAAGAAGACCAAGGTCAAGGTCCACTACTCCAGGAAGAGCACAAACTCCAAAATCAAGTGGAAGAAGAAAGACAGCTCATGAAATACAAGAAGAAAAAAGTAAAATAGAAGAAATAAATAGGCAAAAAAAACAAAAGGATAATCAAGAAAGAGAAAATAGACGATTAATGAGAGAACAACAACAAGCATTTTTTTATCCAAGTTTTCCTGCAAGCTTTGCTGCTCCAAATTCTGCCGCAAGCTTTGCTGCTCCAAATTCTGCTGCAAGCTTTGCTGTTCCAAATTCTGCTGCAAGCTTTGCTGTTCCAAATTCTGCTGCAAGCTTTGCTGCTCCAAATTCTGCTGCAAGCTTTGCTGCATTTCCTTAATCAAAAAGATTTCCTTTACCTTCAGAATTTAACCCATAGAAATATTTTTAAAAAATAACTATAATATATTTAATTATTTGTATATAATATATTATATATACTTCATCATAATACCCATGACAAATAAAACCTTAAAACATTACGCTTCAAAATATTTACCCCGTATTTTATCAAGACGTGATACATTATTTGAAAAAAAGCAACTAGACAAATCCCGCAAACTTTATAAACAGAAAAAGTATTATACGCGAAAAGCCGTCGCATCCTATCCCGGCAAAGTATCAAAGCATATTCTTCATGCGAGGAAAATATATGGCGTAGAAGATATTCTTCCTTCATCCCAACTTGCCAAAAAGACCGGATGCAGTATTTCCGCCCTCCGCCAAATCGAGAAGAAAGGCCAAGGTGCGTATTTTTCATCTGGTAGTAGACCCAACCAGACTGCGCACTCATGGGGACGTGCTCGTCTTGCAAGTGCAATTACCGGCGGAAAAAGCGCAGCAGTTGATTTTAGTATTCTTGACAAGGGTTGCAATCATAAAACAAGTCGAGCATATAAGATGGCGCTACGTTCTGTAAAACAACACGGCCATGGAACAAGACGTGTTCCAAAATCTTCATTTGTTAAAACATGATGTGACCTAGACCTAATACATTCATTCTGCAAAATACATAATAAAAACATACTATGTATTTTATATAACATATAAACTCTAAGCATGGAAAATACAAAAAACATTATAAGTTTCGATGTCGGGATGAAAAATTTAGCATTTTGTATTTTTCAAGTTTGCGAAACTACATGCAAAGTAAAAATAATAAAATGGGATGTTATCAATCTTTGCACTCCCATCATAAGAAAGTGTAACACTTTAGGATGCACACAAGATGCGAAATATTGCAAGACGTTTAGCACAATGAATGAAGACAACGACGCCGATACTGAAGAAGATGAACAAGACACTTCTACAAATGCAGAGAAAGGAGAGAAAGGAGAGAAAGACGAAAATAAAGAAAATGAAGAAGATCAGGAACTTGAATATGAAACAGAATATTTTTGTAATAAACATGCAAAATTATCAAAGTATAAGATTCCAACAACAGAATTAAATATTAAAAAAATAAGAAAAATGAAACTTGTAGATATCAAAGAACTAATCGCGAAGTATAACTTTTCTGCACCCCATGTAGAACATTTAGCTTCTTTGTCTATCGTTCTCGATGAGAAAGGAGAGAAAGGAGAGAAACACGAAAATAAAATAATAAATAAGAAACCAAACTCAAATACAAAAGATGAATTAATCAATATGATAAAACTAGAATTGCATAAAAACTATTTGCAACATATTGAAAATGTAAAAGCAATGGATGTTGATTTAGTAACGATTGGCAAAAATATGATGCAAGAGCTTGATAAGGTTCTGGTAATGGGTGGGCTAGGTGTTCCTGAGACCAAAATAGACATCGACATCGCAATTATTGAAAACCAAATTAGCACGATTGCAAGCCGCATGAAAACACTACAAGGAATGATTGCGCAATATTTTATAATGAAACATACACCCCATATTGAATTCATCTCAGCATCAAATAAACTAAAAATGTTTATGAACAAAAAGAAAACAACGTATACCGAACGAAAAGCGGAAAGTGTTGAAATAACTGCCGAACTTTTAGAAACAAAAGAGGAGTTCAAAGAGTTTAAAGGGTATCTGAACAAAAATAAAAAAAAAGACGATCTTGCAGATTGTTTCTTACAAGGAATATATTATCTTACTATCAAAAATATGATAAATTTGGTTTGATTGTTTTGTTTATTTGATTGTTTTGTTTATTTGATTGTTTTGTTTATTTGATTGTTTTGTTTATTTGATTGTTTGATTTCGCATATAGTTTCACAAATATATATTTATAATGCGCACAAACTTAAAATTAAAATTATAGATTATTATTATTGATAATACAATACTATGGAAGAAGTGATTGACCTTGGAAATTTATCTGATTTAGATAATAGCTTTAGTAATAAAAGTAGTCGCAGTGGCGGCGGCGGTGGAGGCGCCAAATCCGTCAACTTCGGTGGAGGCCTTGAATTGCTTATGAATGATAAACTGAAAACCGGTAACAAAAACGGCGGCAGTGGCGACAATATTGATTTGGATGATTTGAATGAGCTGGAAGATGAGTTGAATGACTTGTCGGATGCTGTTGGTGGAGGTGGTGGTAGTGGAGGTGTTAAAAAAATATCAAAGAATTTCAAATCAGATTTTTTTGGTTCAGCAGGAGCAAGCAGCAGCAGTAGCACTGGCGGAGGCGGGGGTATAAAACTAAGCAACTACAACGACGATAATGCAAGCGATAGTGGATATTCCGAAGCAAGGTATAATAATGTTAGCGGCAGCAATGTCGGCGCATCTACTGCAAATACAGATAACGATAATAAAACATGGGATGGGTTTGGTAAGTTTAGTAATATTCCACTAAATCCTGATGCAAATGTGGATGCAACGCCCCAAATGTCGAAAGAAGAGTTGTTGCGCGAGAAGTTTAAAATGTTACAAAAACTAGAAGAACTCGAGGCAAAAGGCGTTCGTCTTAGTAAGAAATACAGCATGGAGTCGTCTTTGCTTGAAATGAAGGGCGAATACGAGACACATGTTGAAGAACGTGAGAAGAAGAATAGCATCAAGTTTCAACAAAAATTGCTGATGACTGCAATCACTGGTCTAGAATTTTTGAATAATAAGTTTGATCCATTTGATTTGAAATTGGATGGGTGGTCGGAACAGATCAATGAAAATGTTGACGACTACGAGGAGATTTTTGGAGAATTACATGAGAAATATAAGTCGAAAGCAAAGATGGCACCTGAATTAAAACTGCTTTTTCAGTTGGGTGGAAGTGCAATCATGCTTCATATGACAAATACGATGTTTAAATCTGCTATGCCGGGTATGGACGACATTATGCGACAGAATCCCGAACTTATGAAACAATTCACACAAGCGGCGGTGAATACGATGTCACAATCATCGCCCAATTTTGGGAACTTTATGGGGGATATGATGGGAGGTATGGGAGGAGGAGGTGGAATGGGAGGTATGGCAGCACCCCCACCAATATCGAGCAACTTCAATAACCAGCGTCCGCCACCCGCACCTGTTGCCACGAAAGGCCCGAACTCAATTCCACCTCCACGAAGAGAAGGCGATATTTCGAATCGCCCTGATTTGAATTTTGGTAGAGGAGGTATGAATGATGGAGTAAACCTGACAGACAATTTTGTAAATGCGTTTGCAAACAAGTCGATGCGTGGAGCGCCTCCTCCTAACCCGCAAAACCCGCGTCCTGAAATGAGAGGACCGAGCGATATTAGTAACATTCTTTCAGGACTAAAAACAAAAAGTATAAACATTCCTGGAAGTGGAAGCGGTAGTGGCAACGGGAGTGGTGTAAATGATACTGCAGAAGAAAAAGGAAGCACTATTAGTATTTCCGAGTTGAAAGACTTGCAAAATGATAATATGCCAAATAAAACCAAACGCAAGCCTAAATCTGAAAAGAATACGATTAGTTTAGATATTTAATTCAAAATACACCAAAATATAATAAAGATATCGAAATATATTTTTATTATATATATTTTAAAGACAAAACACAAAACACAAAACAATGATATCAATTATATGTCTTATACACAATAACGATAACCCATCGCCTACATTATTATCATCGATTGACTCTGTAGTAGGTCAAACATTTCAAGACTGGGAATTAAAACTAGTATTTTATAATACACAGGCACCCGCGCCCACCCTAATACCTACATTCGAAGACAAGCGAATCGAAGTAAAAAACTATGGAGAAGATTTTAAAACGTATATTCAAACATTGTTAGATGTTGTCAACAACGACGCAGTTTACAACCATATTGGAATATTAGATGTAAACGATATATGGGAACCAAATAAATTAGAACTTCAAGTTGCAAAACTAAAAGAATTTCCGCGAATAGATGTAATTGGAACAAAAAGTAAATATGACACTGGTGTTGGTCTGGAACCCGAAATACCAGAAATACCAATCAATGGTTTATATAACTATAATCTTTTTAAAGTGAACCCTTTTATAAATAGTAGTGTTGTTTTTAAAAGAGATGTTTTGCGATATATACAACCGCAACAACCCAAAACGAATACGGGGATAGACATAGACATAGACATAGACCCCGATAAAATAACACTATTCTGTATGAACCAATTATGGCTTCAGTTAGCATTACAAGACTTGGTATTGTATAATATAAATCAAGTCGCTCTTACACATAAAACACCATATCAAATCAACCATTATAAAACATGCTACGCAAGCGAATACTTTAAAAGTGTGGTATCAGACTTTAAAAAAAACTATATAAGAATACGCTTTTTCAGTGACTTTTGTTCATCCGAAGAATGTAAAAAAAAATATGAAAAAATGTGTCTTTATAAAAAAATCGAATACTATGGAAAAACAAAAAAAATATATATTACAACTACAGAAACATATACACACGTATTCCTATTAAACTGCCCTATTCCGCCAAATATTCATGTTGAAAAAGAGTGTGTGGTCGGTTTCGCACATGAACCGCCCAATAATTCATTTTTGAGACTATATTTTAATAACTTTATTGAATTTGCACAAAATAACATAGGCAAGTACTTCATTGGCAGCACTATAGGATTACCATCGCCGCCGTTTTTAGGGCACCACGGATTCCTTTTTCACGAAATGCCTTCAAATATTAGTGTTATTCCAAATAAAAAAACAAAAATAATGTCAATTATGGTTTCACATAAGTCATATACGATAGGACACAAATATCGTCATGCACTTGTAAGCTACATCCTGAAACATAAGTTACCAATAGATATATGGGGGAATGGTGCAAACTATTACAAAAAACACTACCCTGAAAATAACAATATATACGGCGATTTCAAATCTATGTCAGAAATGTGTGACAATTATATGTTTACGATTGCAATTGAAAATACATCTCATGACCACTATTTTACAGAAAAAATTGTAAACCCATTTATGTATCACACTATTCCTCTTTATTGGGGATGTAAAAAAATAGAAGAGTATTTTCCTAACTATTCTATCAAGTTAACAGGTAATATAAATATGGATATGATTACGATTGGGCGGGTTTTAAAAAATCCGGAGTATTTTGCATTAAAATATAAAGCGAATATAGAAGAAGTATTGGATAAAGTCAACCTTATTAACAATGTTGAAAGAATATTGAATTGATATAGTCACAAAATAAGATTAAATACCGAAATAATTATAATTCATAAAATATACATAAATACATAAATATAACAAATATAGACTTCTTACCAATCAAATCAAATCAAATCAAATCAAATCAACCATGAATGATAATACACAATATAATTTTAAAACTATTTGTGTTAAGGAAAAGATGCACCTAAAACGTGAAAAAAATAATAATATTTACTTACTTCAATTTTTAGCAGAGAATAACAATGTGAACTTATATACCATGATAAATTTAGACATATATAATTTGATGTTCACATTGAACAAAGACAACTTTGAGAAAATTGAAATGCATGGCATAGTATCTACTACACTTTCATGTGGATCTGGATCTGGATCTGAAAATAAAAATGTAAACGAAGTAAATGTTCTTTTTCTTTTTAAACCATTTGCAAGCGATTTAGGAATTAAGCCTAAGTATATGTATGTAAGGGTTACAGAAGTTTGTGAACCAAATAAAAAGACATACAATTGTGTGGATATAGACTATCCAAATCCGGAAGAGTTAAAAAATTACGACAAAGTTGTAAATACGATATCATCTATGGTCGTAAATTTCGAATCGTATCATAAAATAAATATTAGTTATATTTTTAAACTGGATTTAAGTCACTCATTGCCTATTTATATGGAAAATATAATGGGTCTTATCATGAAAAAAGTCTTTCTGAATCTAAAACAATTTATTGAATTGATACACTAATAAACACCCACACCCACACCCACACCCACACCCACACCCAAAACTACTATCAACCAATTCCAAATAATATTTTCCCAATAACAAGTTTAAATAATAACTGATATTATATATCAATTACTATTCAAAAGTTTTATTTATGTTTACACGACTCAAAATAATTAAAGAGAAATGTCCATTTTTTTACAGAACCAACGCAAAAAAAAATGACGATATCATAAATCATGATGACAACAATGCAGATGACAACAATGACACAGATACCAAATCACAAGAGTTGCAGTTCCTACTCGAAAGGTGCGACTTAGATTCAGAAAAATCTACCACCCCTAACGCGGCAAAAAATATACTAGACAAAATCGGTTCATTTTTAAGAAGTATAAAACCAACACTTGTTTCCGCAATGTCAAAATCATATTTTATAACGTCTTGTATAGGAATATATGCAAAATATTACATACTATATAAATGTTCCAAAAAAACAACCGAGAATTACAACAATATAGTAATACGCCTTGCCAAGGAGTTAGCATATAAAAATATATTTTTCACAAAAATATTTCAAGGAATTGCAAATAATGCGAACAATAAATTAATGAATAAAGAACTATTCAACTACTTTATTAATTACACGGACAACGTGAAATATGATGATAATGAAATAGACTATAAGGGGTTATTTGGACTAATAAGTATTGCAAAAAGTAAAGGTGATGAAGTTGTTATTCATGGTAAAAGTTTTTTTAGCGGAACCAGACTATCAAGTAGTTATGGTTGCGAACCTATAAAATCTGGTGTCATTGCTCTTGTATATAAAGCTACTCTTAATGGGAAACATGTCATTATAAAATATCGGCGCAAAAATATTGTCGAGAAGTTTGAAAAGTCGATGAGCGAATTAGAACTTTTGGTAAATATAACAAAGAAAATGCCTTACTTTTGTAACTTGAATATATGCGATATTTTCGAGGAAAATCGCGAAATAATGACGGAACAACTTGATTTTTCGAACGAAGTTGATAATATACAAGTTTTTTATGAAAAATTCAAAGATGTAAAAGATATATGTATTCCACACGTTTATTCGTATTTTACAGAAGCAAATGCAAACGTTATTGTAATGGACTATATCGAGGGCACAAGACTTGAAAATATCGACGCAGAAGATAAAGATGAATATTCAAAAATATTGTCGAGGTTTAATATAAAATCTTTTTTTTATGACTCAATTTATCATGCAGATTTACATTCTGGGAATATTATTTTTATGAAAGAAAAAGATCCACAAGGGTTAAATGACGTATTAAAAATAGGAGTCATTGACTATGGAATTATTGGAAAACTGACAAGAGAAGAACAGAATATATTTTTCAACTTTTTTAAGATTTTGGTCTCGGGAAACTATGAGAAACTTGCAAAGTATATCGTCACTCACCTATCTGAACGACTAGAGAAAGGAGAGAAAGGAGAGAAACATGATAAATCAAATGAAAATAAAGAATCACTTGCAGCTAAAAATGAAAAACTAATAAAAGACGTATACGATGTGTGCTATAATACATTGAGTGTAAAACAAATATTTTTCGGAGGACAAGAAATATACGAAGTGAATAAAATACTAAAAACAGAAGGTCTTACGTTTTCTAAATTCTTTTGTAGGTTTGAATTAGCGATTGCTATTTCGGAAAATGTTTGTAACTCGTTATGCAAGGATAAAACATATATTGAACAACTAATGTCCGCTTTTAAAGACTTATTTAGTGGAAGCTATGATAGCATTTTTGACGATGAGGATGAGGATGAGGATCAGAATGAAGTTGATGAAGAATGAAAATAAATAAACTATATAGAATAATAATTATGTATAACAAATAATTATGTATAACAATAAAATATATAAAACAATAAATATAAAGGTTATATATATTGTTTACTCGTTACACAAAATTTTACACAAAATGATAAATAGCGAACAAATTATAGAGATAACAAAATGCATATGTAGTTTAAAAACTGGCGACTTACTACTATGCGACAACCTTGAACAAAAAGGTCTTGGATTGTTTGGATGGCTTATAAAGTATGGTTCGCAAAGTGACTTCTCACATATTGCCATGGTTGTTGTTAACCCCGATTTTACATATTTAGATAAACCACTAAAGGGTGTATATGTATGGCAATCTGGCACAGCGCAGATACCCGACGCCGAAGATGGTAAGAGAAAAATAGGGGTGCAGCTTACACCGATTGTCGACTTTATAACCACGTATAAAGGGAAAATATATTTGCGAAGATTGCGCGTTCACATGGCAGAAGATTGTATCGAAAACAATACAACTATGGTTACTATTGACACCGGTAGTACAGCATTAGTAGATAGTAATCGAAACCAAAACCATAACCAAAACTTGATTATAAAGACATTTTCAAATACGTTTGGTTATATCTACTCAGGATACAATATCTTGAAATATTTGTTTTATAAAAGTAATGCGCGAAACAATAACAATATCGATATCGAATCAAATCAAGACACGACTGATAGACATAAACACCGACACCGAGACCGACACCTACGCCTACACTATCATACAGAAGACCCATTTACACATGAAAAAATGAAAGAAATTCATAGTTGTGTTTTTAACAAACCTTATGATATCGTGGTGCGTGATTGGATTGAAGCGTATTGTAAAAAAGACCCAGACCCGCAAAAAATATCGCGCTTTTGGTGTAGTGCTCTTGCTGCATTTATATATACAAAAGTCGGGCTACTCGATGAAAAAACCGATTGGAGTATAATACGCCCCAGTTTCTTTTCAAGTGAAAATCCTGAGTTAAATCGTAGTATTTTGATTGGCGCAGAGTTATCGAATGAAGAACTCATATGGTGCAGTGTTTGAACGGATACATACATAACCTCGCATTATGTATGTATTTTATACTTGAATTAGGTAGACATCTTAACCTTAATGCTTATGACGCCTTGTTTTATGTTTTTTGTTATGAGGATGCTTCTTCTTTGTGAACCTGGTTGTAGGCATGGATGCGGATGTGGACTTTCTTATTTTTCTAGATTTGGGTTTGTTATTATTATTATTATTATTATTATTATTAGTATTATTATTATTATTGCGTAGTGTAAATTTTCTACTACCTCCGGATGATGCAGATGGTGCTCCACTTACAGGTATACCACTACAATAATAGTTATATCGCGTAGTATCCGATTTTGCAAAACTAAAATCAGAGCTGTTATATGTAGTAGAATATACTGCTCGTTGTGTTTTTTTAGCAGGTTCTACAACTTCATCTATAATTTTTTGTGCATTGTTAATTCTTTCACTACTATATATACTATTTCTAGCATACAATGATACATAGTCTGTATCGTCGCCTGAATTAGTATAATCAAATAACCCACCTTTATCATCTACAAAAAAACGCGTATAGTCATGAGAGTTATCCTTTTTAAATCTTGAAGGAGGTATAAAATAGTCAGTTACCATGGGAGGAGTAAATGGACTACCATCATTATCAGTTAACGTGCTTGTCTTTGAATAATATTTTTTATTTTTATCTAAAACATCATAGTCATATCGTAATAAATTTATATACTTCATTTCTTTTAAAGAGAAACTTACACCACTATTTAAAGTATTTTTAATATATAGATTTGTATCTGTTACCATCTTACATAAGTCACTTTCTCTAAATACATAAGGATATAAACCATAAAATACAAATGAGAAATAAAATAAACTACTTTGTTTATCCAAAGTATAACCACCTCTTGCATATAAATAATAGTCTGTATAGTCTGTTCCTTTAGCTCCTGGTTTTTTAAATATTTGATTAAATATCTCTTCATTCATATTACCCTTAAATGATGTTGGACCTATACTGGCGTCACCAACCGGAAATTTTAATTTTGCTTCTTCATTTATTTCATCTATAAGATTTTTAATAATACATATTTCACAATTTTTTGCTCCGGAGGTTTTATGGTCAGCTTTTCCACCTATAGTATTCATACAATAGAAACCATCTTTCTCTTCTTTTCCTAATAATATTCGAAACTTTCTATTTGTAGAAGTATTATCATCGGCTGATTCAAATATCATTACCGAATGCACGCCACTTGGAAGTTTAACCATATTATTCTTTTTCAAAATTGTATACCTTTTACATAACATATGACCACATTCACAATCGGGTGTTGAAAGATTTGCAGCAAGTAGTCTATCAGACTCTGTAATATATAGTGGAACATTAGATGCAACTTTAGGGGGCGGAGGCGTAGGTGCAGCCGATGCAGGCGGCGCAACAGGTAATTTTAGTTTTATAGGCATTTTATTTACAATAGTAACTGGAGTAGGTATTGGCCCTTTGTCTCCAATACGAGGGTAAAAAATAGAAAAATCTATATTTGTAAGGTTATAATTTGCAGTATCGCCGTTTGTAGCACGCGCTGATGGATTATTCCATTTTGTTGTTGAAATAATAGTCTTTTGCTCTTTTATATAATTACATGTAAAAAAGATAGGTATCATGTTGTTATTATCTGGATACCCAAAACGCTTTATGTCCTGGGGAAATCGTTGTAACATATTTAGATTAAAATCGCCCGTGAATACGATATCATAGTTTTGATATGGATATAACTCTGTATTACTGAAAGGAATTGAACGAATACTATAAACGATTGCATTCATAAAGTTATACAACTGGATTTGACGATGAAATATAAGAGTTTTACCGAATGCAAAATGCACATTAAAAAAGATAGTAGATCTTGATTTTACTATATAACACATTACACGCTTTAAATCACCAGTATTAACATCAGTATTAACTTCAATATCATACGAGTAAAATTGTGATGATATATATTTACTCATTGCAGGACTTCCATCCTTGTTCTTGTTAAAGTCAAATATAACAATGTCACTTTCAGGTGGTGTTAACGTTGGCGGGAGAGCTGATTTTCTTACAACTAAACAAAATTCGCTTTTACCTTTATCCAATCCTTTATGCAATATTTCAAAACTATCACTAAACCCGGGAACATTTGTAACAACGTCCAATAAAGTTGATGTGCATTCTTGTAGAAACACGTAGTTCATATCTTTCAGAATTTCTGTTGGGTTCATCATATAATTAACTTTGGTAATAATATTTGTTAATCTTTTTTCATATACTTCTTGTTTTTCGACGCAGATATTAGGGTCTTTATCTGGATTAGGATTAGAACAATAAAATTTACTTGTATAATATCCTCTAGAAGTAAGTTCCATCTTATAAGCAATATTCCATGTTATAAAACTAATATTATTCGAACCTTGAGGAATAGATTTTAGAGAAACTTCTGTTAAATAAAAACATTCTATGTTACTTGTGCTATTAATTTGATATATATACAGAATCGGTGCATGATCAGAATAAATATCATCATTAGTATCATTCCAGTATATTATATCTGAATCAGTTAAAAAAGTATTAAAGGCAAGACCATTCATACAAACTTGTAAATTATTAAAAATGTTACCATCATATCGATCATATTCTCTTTGATTTTGTATTATTTGATATGGTGCGTGTCCAATTAAACCATCATCGTCCAGATACTGATCCTTATTAGCATACTTTTCTGGTTCACACTTTGGTAGATCGGGATTAGAAGCCATAAGGTATTTAATAACAACATCATTATTCGTATTTGCATCTTTCTTTGTATATTCAGTAGGAATAACCAGCGGTTTTGCTGAACCAATTTGTGATGGTCCTTTATCTAATAATTCTTTAAATCTGGTAAGTAAATTAGGTTTAGCGGAGCTATCAAAATCCGTAACACGAATTAAATCTATACCAAATTTTTTACTATTATTTGTAATTTTTGTTTCTGATTTATCATCAAATAAATACATTTTAACAATAGAAAAATTGTTTTTTTCAAAAAAATACCCATTTATATAAAATAAACTTTGTGCGTACATGGCATAAGGTTTTAGTCCTCCGTCATGAATATCGTGTGCAGTCCAGCCTCCCGTATAATCAAAATTTGTCTTATCCGCAGGGTTTTTGGTCTGTGCACTTGTATAGACACTCTTCATGATTTCCGGGTTCATAAATTTAAAGAAGTCAGACTTATAAATATCACTATTGGATTCACCAAAATATGCAATATTAAAATTGTCATTATCTGTTTTAACACCTAAAGCATCAACACTATCGTTACTATAAGCATCATTCGCAGTTACTATCCATACATAATTCTCACTTTCAATAACTCTTCTCATATTTTCAATAGTTTCATATTTATCGGGATAAACTTGAGTAAGATTATCAAGTGTTGAACCATCATGTTGACTTGCTAATGTCTTATCAACATCAAATGCAAACACGTATTTTGTTGCAGCGGCATCAGCAGCAGCCTTTGCTTCAGCAGCAGCCTTTGCATCAGCAGCAGCCTTTGCTTCAGCAGCAGCCTTTGCTTCAGCAGCAGCCTTTGCTTCAGCAGCAGCCTTTGCTTCAGCAGCAGCCTTTGCTTCAGCAGCAGCCTTAGCTTTAGCAGCAGCCTTGGCATCATCAATAACTTTTTGTGCAGCAGCAGCAGCAGCAGCAGCAGCAGCAGCATCATCGACGAGAGGAGCGGCAGGAGGAGGTGGACCATCATCATCATCATCATCATTACTACCATCATCACCTGATTTAAATTTATCTTGAAAATTTTTAAATATTTTATCAGAAGAGATGCGTCGTTCTAATTCACTTTCACGTTCAACTGCTTCAAGTTTTGCTTTTTTTACTGCTTCGTCTTGAGCATTTTTACGTTCTATTATATCAGCCATAGTTACTTCAATGTGGTTTAATATTGCTGGCGTAGTTATATCAAAAACAGCACCAATCGCAACACTATTTGATGGATTTGCATTATTTGGAAATATAGGAAAACTAGGATTATTATTTCTAACAGGGATCATTTTATACATTATCTTGCTGTCATCGCATATTTTAAAATTTCTAGGACAAATTATCAATTCAGATATAGATGATCCTGAACCTGAACGTTGTTCTAGTGGATAAACATCGCCAAGTAATTTGCTATTAAATTTATTTTGTTTAAAAATAAAACCTGCCAACCTAAATGTTCCTACACGTAAATATGTTAATATGGAAGGCATACTTTTAACAAACTTATCAATGTTGTCTTCAAATAATGAACCAGGATTTTTCCATGGTGTTAGTTGAGTAGTTGTCAATAGTTTTAATGCATAGTTAAGAATAGGTTTATAACTAGTTCCTGAAACCATATCTCTAAAAACACCAGAAACTATAAAAGGTGTATCAATAAGATTTGTAAGTCTTAAACCGGAACTTTGCATATTAAATCGCAACTTATAAATAAATACTGCCATTAAAACAACTTGCATATCATCTAGAGGTAACCCATTGTTTATTCCTGGGTTACTCGGTATAATAATATCCTTAGTATCAAATTTTATATTGCAAATTCCAAATAAATTACCACTTGAAAGTTTTGACGTTGGTATAAACTTGACATCTTTCGTATCAAAACATTTTGCTAGTTCGGAAGGGACATCAGTTTTGTTTTTTATTTTATTTTTATTTTTACTCGATTCTTTAACGATATCTTCTTTTAACTTTCTATCATATCCTTCTACTTCGGTAGTATCTTTATCATACCATGAAGGTGCGCCACCGAATTGTGCAGTAGTAGCAGCAGGTTTACCGGAAGATGTATTTCCTCCTTCTTCTTCATCATCTTCCCCGTTTTCAATATTTTCTTCAATTATTTCACCATGATCTTGTTCTAATTTTGCGTTGTCATCAACCAATTCATTATTTATTTTTTCTTCTATTTGTTGGTCGGTTTCATTTGAGTTTTTTGTCGTTTGCGGCACTAGTATTTCTTCCGCAACTGAAGGCTCCGAGGTTCTAAATTTTATATATACCATAGATGCAAAAGACTTATTCATACACATTGAGTTATATTGAGCAGCAAAAGATTCGTTAGGCTTTGCTTGTGTAGACGTAGATAGTTGCGGTGTTTGTCCAGGCATTTGTCCAGGCATTTGTCCAGGTAGCTGTTTAGGCAGATCAAAAAGACTTGAAAATTCTTTACTAAAATCTTTCTTAACTTTTTCTAAACATAAAGATGCTCCTATTCGAACGTCATAACGTAAGTTTTTTACTATTTCAAATTTACTTTTTTTAACCATAGTTAAATTTCCAAGTGCAACTTGTTTATCATATTCAGGATATAACCTATTTGGATCACCCATTGAGCTAAGCTTAGAATTTTTGTTAAAATTTTCAGAAGTATAAAACACTTGTTCGAAAAAGTAAACAAAATCATATGAGTCTTTGTATTTTTCATAAATATGATTAACACAATTCATTCCATCTGAGTCATGAGTAGAAATTAGTTTATCGTGTATCTTACCAAAATAAATATTAAGACGCTCTCTATAACTTGATAACTTATTAATATCACGCAATGTTTGTATCTGATCATCGCTCAAGTTTCCATCTTTAATACATTGATTATATACATCCAGCGAACATTGCACATTTTGAAAACAATAAATATCTGCCTGGCATTCATCCATTGCAGCGAATAGTCTTTGTTTTCGTTTCTCCCATGTATTATCATTTTTCCATGCAACGCCGGCAAATGAATTTTCAATCTTGGGATAATATGCTTGAAGTTCCGATTCTGAAAGTAGCGAATACTGAATAAGCGACACTTGTAAAACACCAGGGTCAAGTGGAGACATCAACGGATTTTTTATCGATTTAATAGCATTTTTAATAAAGGAAGGAACTATTTTATCTAATATACCTTCACCTTCACCATCCCCCTTTCCAAAACTTGGGACAGGGAAAAGTGCTTTCCATTCTTTCAATGTTTTAGACTCGAAATTATTTTTCCATTCATTACGTATAATTGCACCCTTTACTCCACACGATTCGAGGAAGGTGCCTTTTCTATCGCTTGGAAGTTTCCCTGGCTCTAATTTTTCAAGAAATAATTTTAAATTTATATAGTAACTAGCATTCATGCGTTTTAGTAACTTGGATGTCTCAACAAGTTGTTTAAAAGTATCATTCCAGTCTACCGAATTTATAATATATTGAATACCTGAGTAACTGAATGAATTCTTGTATGAAAAAAATATACCCAACATAAATTTTATATTATGTTTTATGATATCGTCAATTTCACTAATTGAGTCCGGTGATAAAATTTTTTTTAATGCTTCCATACGCTTTGTATCATTATTACCATAATAGTCATTTCCAATTTGACTAGCATCGGCAATTTGTGATATTATTTTTTCTTGTTGTAAAATCCCAATAGTCAGTTGTAGTATCGGTTTTTGAATTTTTGATATTGATATGTTATCTGTTATTTGTTTACCTTCTAATACATTGTAAATAGTTACTATTGGAACCATAACAAGTTCACCTGATGCAAGGGTAGTTCTACTTTTCGAACTTTGAATAATTGTCTGAATAGTATTTTGACTTATTTGAACAGCATAAATAATAACAGGTAAATCGTCTTTACTTTTTTTATTATTAACATCTTTATTAACTAAACTGATAGTTTTTTTTTTATCAACTAACTCTATCATTTTTTTTTTTAATAATTTAATACTATCTTCGACTTTTACTATGTTTTGATCATTTTGTAATAATTGATTTTTTTCTTCTATTTTATTAGTTAAATCTTTTTGCAGAGAAACAATTTTTCTTTTTATTTCGTCTTCACTTTCTTCTTCACCTAGCGTAGAATTTATTACATCGCGTACTATAAATGGCTTATACAATAAATATTTAGATGCAAGACTTTGAGGAAAAGATGTTCCCGTTTTTGAAGAAAACTCTTTTGTAATCGTTTTACTAATAACATCAAATTTTGTTTCTTCAGTTTCTTTTTCACTGCTTACTTGTGTATTTCCAATTATAGTTTTAATAGTATTATCAACATAACCTCCTATTAAACTATACTCGTTACCATCTTTTACCATTAACATCATAGGTCTATTTGCATTTGTGTTTCTACTCTGTCCTGATAGTTGTGCCTGTTGACGTGATTCTTGTGGGGATGGAATAGTATATAAAAATATAAATGCTTTTCCTATTTTTTGCGGAACTGCATTTGTAGACCAAAAACTAATTTCTCCTGTTACTCCTCCTTTTGTATAATCTTTTGTACCAGATGATTGCGATGTATTATCACGACTTGTATTTCCAAAAATTTTTTTAAAATTGGTTTCGATAGGAGTTAGAGTGATTGGTTCTTCTTTATCATCTACAATTTTTTTAGTTAGACCCAGTGCTTTTTCAACATCTATAGCTTGATTACTTGGGTCTCTTATTGTGACTGGATTACCTAGTTTTTTCAAAAATCCTCTAAACGCTCTAAGATTAAAAAAAGTATCAACCTGGCTTTTTAATGTAGAGTAAGGTGGAAACCCA